TAGATAAGGCGGTGTTTGTTGGCTCAACAACTGAACTCGTTAAGTTTTTAAAGAATAATAAATAGGATTAATATGGAACAACTCATACAACAACTTAAAGTAATTTTAGGTACAAACTTTGCTTTGTATCTGAAGTCACACAACTATCATTGGAATATTGAAGGTCCTAATTTTCCACAATACCATGATTTCTTAAATGGTTTTTATACTGAAGTATTTGCACAAACTGATCCTATTGCAGAAAAACTCCGTCAATTAGATGTTTATACACCTGGTTCTATGGAAAGATTTTTAGAATTGGCAGACATTGAAGAAGCAGTTGATAATATTCCATCTGCAATTACCATGATGCAAAATTTAAAATCAGATAATGACCGTTATATTATTCATCTTCGTGCAGGTATTGCTGCAGCTGACCAAGCGAATGAACCTGCTATTGGTAATTTTTTACAAGACCTTCTTGGTGCTCACCAGAAGAAAGCATGGATGTTGAGAAGCATCATTAAGTAATGTTAGATACTGGTGGATATCTTGGCAATTCAAACTTAAAGAAACCTGGTGTAGAATTATCTTACACCGAGGAACAAGTTGCCGAAATTATAAAATGTACCGAAGACCCTGTTTACTTTATTAGAAATTATGTTAAGATTGTAAACGTAGACAGAGGTCTAATGCCATTTGAGATGTGGCCATTCCAAGAGGACATGGTTAGAACATTTCACGAAAATCGTTTCTGTATTGCAAAGATGCCACGTCAAGTTGGTAAAACAACCACGACTGTAGGTTATATGTTATGGTCTGTTTTATTCCAAGATGACTATAGTATTGCAATTCTTGCAAACAAAGGTGCTCTTGCTCGTGATATTTTAGGTCGTGTGCAATATGCATATGAATATCTTCCAGTATGGTTACAACAAGGTATCATTACTTGGAACAAAGGTAACATTGAGTTAGAAAACAAATCTAAAATTGCCGCTTATGCAACATCTGCCGCAGGTGTTCGTGGTGGTTCTTATAACTTAATCTTCTTAGATGAATTCGCTTTCGTTCCAAAGAACATGGCAGACGAATTCTTTACATCAACATACCCTGTTATATCTTCTGGTAAAACTACCAAAGTTATTATTGTTTCAACACCATACGGATTGAATCACTTCTACAAGATGTGGGTGGATGCGACAGAAGGTCGTTCTACTTACAAACCATTGGAGGTCCATTGGTCCATGGTGCCAGGTCGTGATGCGGCTTGGAAGGATGAAACGATACGAAACACTTCTGAAGAACAGTTTAGACAAGAGTTTGAAACAGAGTTCATTGGTTCATCGGCAACTCTTATATCTGGTGCCAAATTGCGTAGTCTGGCATTCCATAATCCGATATCCTCAATTGAAGGTTTCGATATATATGAGGAACCTATTAAAGGACACCTCTATATTGCCACAGTAGATTGTGCGGAAGGTGTTGAGTTAGATTATTCAACCGTTAATGTGCTTGATGTATCACAAACACCTTATAGGCAAGTCGCTAAATATAGAAATAATAAACTACCTTTGTTGTTTTTCCCAACTATCATTTATTCGGTAGCAAAGAAATACAATGAAGCATATGCTTTGATTGAAACAAACAATGTTGGCCAACAAGTGGTTGACATTTTACACTATGATTTGGAATACGAAAACATCTATAAACTAGAACATCACCATATTAAAGGTCAAAGTATTTCTGGTGGATTTAAAAGGTCCACTTCATTCGGTATAAAAACAACAAAATCGGTCAAAAAAATAGGTTGTGCCAACTTAAAAACATTAGTTGAAAACGACAAATTAATTATTAATGATTTTGATACGATTGCGGAAATGAACACATTTGTTCGAGTTCGTGATAGTTATTCGGCCGAAGAAGGAAACAATGATGATTTGGTGATGGGATTAGTTATTTTTTCATGGTTGACGGCACAGACATTCTTCAAAGACAGTACCGACATTGACGTAAGAAAATTAATGTTGGCAGAACAGAATATGTTAGTTGATGAAGATATAGTTCCAGTTGGATTTATTGATGACGGCTTAAGAGAAGAAGTTCATGTTGATAAAACTAATGGAGATATGTGGACAGAAAGAGGCTATACCTCTTCCGCAACTTTCTAAAAAACTAAATAGACAATAAAAGAAAATTTGACTCATAAACTAAAGGAGAAATCCAAATGGCATTTCAGTTATCACCTGGGGTAAACGTATCAGAAATTGACCTGACTACAATTGTCCCTTCAGTCGCCACTTCAATTGGCGCATTTGCCGGTCCGTTTGCATGGGGTCCAATCGGTGAAATTACTACAATCTCTGACGAAGTTCGTCTTGTTGATACATTCGGCAAGCCAAACTCAACTAATTATGAATATTGGTTCTCGGCTGCAAACTTTTTGGCATACACTTCCAACTTAAAAATTGTTCGTGCTGCTAACACCGCATCTACATTTAACGCTACAGCTAACGGTACGACTATTCTGATTAAGAACGATGACAACTGGTTGGCATCACATTCTTCATATGCAGATGGCGCATATAATGGCTTTGCAGCTCGTTATGCAGGCGACATTGGTAACACAATACAAGTTTCCATGGCTGATGCAAACACTTATGCAACTTGGGCATACAAAACACAATTTACATCTGCACCTTCAACATCTACATATGTTACAAACAAAGGCGGTGCTAATGATGAAATTCACATTATCGTTATTGATGAAGACGGTTTATTTACAGGTACAAGAGGAACAGTTTTAGAAAAATTCCCATTTGTATCTAAAGCTTCTGATGGTAAAGACGATTCTGGTAATTCAAATTACTATAAGAATGTTATTTCTTCTGAGTCAAAATATATTCATTGGTTGTCACACCCAGCATCTGCAAACGTAACAGGTAATATTGCTTGGGGTTCTGTTGCAAGTGCTAATACATTTAAGTTGTTAGTTGCTAATACTACATCATCTTTATCTGGTGGTGCAGATGGTAATGTAGTTACTGCAAACGTATCTACATCTTATGACTTCTTTGATCCGGCTGAATCAGTTGATATCTCATTGATTATTTCTGGTCCTGCAAACGCAACATTAGGTACTACTTTAATTGGTAAAGCAGAAACACGCAAAGACTGTGTTGTATTCTTGTCACCAGGTAAATCAGATGTTGTTAACAATGCTAATAGTGAAACAACTTCAATTACAACCTTACGCAACACAATCACTTCATCTTCATATGCCGTATTAGATAGTAATTGGAAATACCAATACGATAAGTATAACGATGTATATCGTTGGGTTCCATTGAATGGTGACGTTGCAGGTTTGTGTGCAAGAACAGACCTTGAAAGAGACCCATGGTTCTCACCTGGTGGTTTGAACCGTGGTATCATTAAGAATGTTGTAAAACTTGCATGGAATCCTACTAAAACTAACCGTGATACATTATATTCAATTGGTGTTAATCCAATCGTTTCATTCCAAGGTGAAGGCACAGTTCTATTCGGTGACAAAACATTGTTGTCTAAACCATCTGCGTTTGACCGCATCAATGTTCGCCGTCTATTCATTGTGCTTGAAAAATCAATTGCAAAAGCTGCAAGATTTTCATTGTTTGAATTTAATGACCAATTCACAAGAGCACAATTTGTTGCACTTGTAGAACCATTCTTGCGTGATGTTCAAGGTCGCCGTGGTATCACCGACTTCCGTGTTGTTTGTGATGAGACTAATAACACAGGACAAGTTATTGATTCTAACCAATTTATTGGTGACATTTATATCAAACCTGCTCGTTCAATCAACTTTATCCAACTTAACTTTGTTGCGGTACGCACTGGCGTATCATTCAGCGAAGTGGTTGGAAAGTTCTAATAAATAGAGAAACAGGAGAATAAAAAATGGCATTTAATGTAAATGATTTTAGAGCTCAGATGACAGGAGACGGTGCCCGTCCTAATCTATTTGAAGTCTCTATGCCGTTCCCTGCGTTCTCTGCGCCGGCGAACGCTCAAACAAAATTGACATTCATGTGTAAAACTGCTCAACTACCTGGTGCTACACTAGGTGTTGTACCAGTCCAATATTTTGGCCGTGAATTGAAATTTGTAGGCAACAGAACTTTTGCTGATTGGACAATTACAATCATTAACGATGAAGATTTTGTTATCCGTAATGCTTTCGAAAGATGGATGAACGGTATTAACAGTCACAATCTTAATGTGCGTAACCCATTAGCACTTGCACCTTTAGGTTACTCAGTCGATGGCTCAGTTACTCAATTTGGTAAACAAGGCAATGCATTGAAGAAGTATAAGTTTGTTGGATTATTCCCAACAGATGTTACTCCTATCGATGTTGACTGGGGTTCTAATGATACAATCGAAGAATTCTCTGTCACTCTCACCTATCAATGGTGGGAATCAATTGACGATGGTGTGGTTTAAAGAGAAGGGCTTCGGCCTTTCTCAATTTTTTATAGGATGAATATTTAATGGCAGTCAAGCTTTTTGGTTTTACACTTGGTAAAAAGGATATTGTTCAGGTTCAAGCACCTGAACAACCTTCTTTCGCACTCCCTACCGAAGCATTAGATGATGGCGCAATTACCATCACGCAAAATGCACACTATGGCACATATGTTGACCTAGAAGGTTCGGTTCGTAATGAAATTGAATTGGTTACTCGTTATCGTGAAATGGCAAATCACCCTGAATTAGAAATGGCAATTGATGATATTGTCAATGAAGCCATTACACATGACGTTTCAGGTAAGACAGTAGACATTGTTTTAGATAATCTGAAACAACCAGAAACAATTAAAAAGAAAATTATTGAAGAATTCCATAATATCTTAAAGATGTTAAACTTTGGAAATCTTTCAGATGACCTTTTCAAAAGATGGTATATTGATGGTAGAATTTACTACCATATTGTTGTTGATGAAACAAAACCAAAAGAAGGTATACAAGAATTACGATACATTGACCCACGAAAAATTCGTAAGGTCCGTGAAATCAAAAAAGATAGAGACCCAAAAACTGGTGCTCAAATCATCTCATCTATTGCCGAATATTATGTTTACAATGATAAAGGCACTACAACACAATCGTATACAAGTAGTGTTAATGCAGGTCTAAGAATTGCACCTGAATCCATTATCAATGTAAACTCTGGTTTGATGGATGCAAAAAACACATTTGTTATTTCATATCTACACAAAGCAATCAAACCACTTAATCAGTTGCGTATGATTGAAGATGCGGTAGTTATCTATCGTCTATCAAGAGCACCTGAACGCCGTATTTTTTACATTGACGTTGGTAACTTACCAAAAGGTAAGGCTGAACAATATCTAAAAGATATTATGGCCAAGTATCGTAACAAAATGGTTTACGATGCAAGCACCGGTGAGTTGCGTGATGACCGCAAACACATGTCTATGTTAGAAGACTTCTGGTTACCTCGCCGTGAAGGTGGTAAAGGTACAGAGATTACTACATTGCCTGCAGGTCAGAACTTAGGTGAGTTAGAAGACGTTAAGTATTTCAGACAAAAACTATTAAATTCATTAAACGTACCAATCTCTCGTTTAGAACCACAACAAGGTGGTATGATTGGTGTTGGAAGAACAACTGAAGTTACAAGAGATGAAGTTAAGTTTACAAAGTTTATTGTTAGACTGCGTAACAAATTTTCACAAATTTTTGACCATGCGTTAAAAACACAATTGGTTTTAAAAGGTATTTGTTCTTCTGAAGAATGGGAAGATTTTAAAGAAGATATCTATTATAATTACATGAAGGATAACAACTTCACCGAAATGCGTGATGCTGAAATCCTCCGTGAAAGACTAAGTGTATTACAAACTGTTGACCCATATATTGGTAGATACTATTCTATGGAATGGGTTCAAAAGAATGTTCTTCAAATGGACAAAGAAACTATTGCCGATATGAAGAAACAAATTGCCAAAGAAGATGCAGATGGAACAGGTGGTCCAACAACACCACCAGAAATGCAACAGCAACAACAAGCTGATGCAGAATCCAATCCACCTGTAGATAACACACAAGATGATGCAGCAAATGAATCATTAACTCCACAACTAGATTCAGATGTGGAAAAATATTCATCTCTACTAAATAAGCGATAATTTAAAAAGGATATAATATGCAAACATCAGAATTTATTGACGAATTGGCATTAGGTAATGTATCTACTGCTAAAGATATGTTAAACGATATGCTTTCTGCTCGTGCTTTCGAAGCACTTGAAAGCCGTAAAATTGAACTTGCTAAAGCCGTTTTTAACGGTAGTGAAACAACCACAGAAGAACAATGAAATCACTATTAGATTTTAAATCTATCGTTGAAGAAGAAAAATCAGACTATTCTAAGTTTGATGTTTTGGTTCGTGCTGGTCTTGCCAATAAGGCACAGATGCAACGTATTCACAAAATCTTAGATAAGATGGGTGAAGACAAACCACAATTCAATAATGCCGATAGAATGATTATTCAAAACCTCTTTAACAAGATGGTAGATTTAATCTCTAATAACAAACAAATTAATATGCAGGCTCGCCGTGCTGTTAAAGAAGATGAAGATGTTATTGAGGCAGAACAATTAGACGAAGCAAATCCAGGTCCAACACCGCCTTATGTTTTGTTGTTAAAAAGAAAAGCAATCCGTTTGTATCCTGATGGAACAAAAATTGCATTGTATCACAACAAACAAATTAACAAATACTTTTCTGTGCCATACGATAGTCCAGTAGAGATTGCAGGTATACAAGCTGAAGAAGTTGAATTAGAAGAAGCTTCTAACGATCCTTGGAAAGATAAACATTTTGGTCCAACTAAAATAATTAAACAAAAATATCATGTTAAGACTGATACTAAGTCATATAATGTTAAAGCAGATAATGAAGACCATGCACACAAACTGGTAACTAATCATGCTCCTGGTTCTAAGATTGTTTCTATTGAACACAAAGGTCGCATAATGGAAAAAACAATAGATGAAGCGGTAATGGATACACTACATAAGATAGTGAATGATAAACAAGCAAAGTCAGTTAAGTTTGCGTCTGGTCATACTCGTAAGATTGACCACTTTACTGCATCGGCATTAACGCAAGTTCACAAAGCATTAAATGATGATAACAAAAAGAAGTTTGCAGATTTGGTACACAAGTCTCCAGAACATTTTATGAAAGCATCTGACTTTGCTTTCAAACATGCAAAATGAGCTTTGTATCATCAATATTAGATAATAAATTAGATGAGGCAAAAGAAAAGTTATTTGCTCATCTAAATGAGATAGTTGCAAAACGTCTTGCAGAAGCAAAGCGTTATGTTGCAGAAGATATGTTTATTGAAGTTTTGGATGAAGCGACTAAACGCAATCCAAATATTATTAAACAAGGTAGAATTCAAAAGATTCGCCGAAGAATTAGAAGAAATGCTAAAGGTAAGATTGTTGTTCAAAAGAACATCAGACGCTCTAGTA